ATGACCCGCAACGCACTCACCGACACCCAGCGCCTGGTCCTCGAACAGGCTGCCGAGCAACCCGATGGACGGCTGGCCTGGTTCCCTGACAACGTCAAGGGCGGCGCCCGCAAGAAGGTGATCGACGGGCTTTGCAACAAAGCCCTCATCACCGGCAGCGACGCTGACTGGTTCATCTCGCCGGTTGGCTACTACGCACTGGGGCGCACCCCGCCGGCACTGCCGACCACGCATCCCAACCCGGAGGTGGAAGCTGCCCTGGGCGCCACGGAGGCGCAATGGGTGGCCGAGAAGCAAGCGACGACGGCGAAGCCCCGCACCCGCGAGAACAGCAAGCAGGCAGCGGTGATCGCCCTGCTCAAACGCCCCGAGGGCGCGACAATTGCGCAAATTTGCGCATCCACCGGCTGGCAGTCGCACACCGTGCGCGGCACGTTCGCTGGCGCGTTCAAGAAGAAGCTCGGGTGACCATCACGTCCGAGAAGCAAGACGGCAGCGATCGCGTGTATCGCGTGGGCTGATCGGGAGGGAGTAACGCCATGACCCACGAACCGACCATCACCCACGACTCTGTCGATTCCGGCGTCGTTAGCCGGAGCGACCCCCTGAACTACGTCACCGAAGCAAGCGCCATGCGCTTCGAGCCAGGAAGACTGCCACCACGCATCCAGACGACTTTGGGGAACGGGCAGCCATTCATTCTGACGTCGAGCGCACCCCACTGCTTCAAGTACCGCCAGCACTTCGGTTGTATCCAGCTTGTCGTTTACAACGACTGAGCACGAAGTGTTCCTTTCGCCCGGCTCGCCGGGCGTTCTGGCGTATGGGCGACCGCACGGGCGTGGTGCGCAAGCACTCGACCGGCGGCGTCGAAGCGCATACGGCGCGACCGTGCAAACCACAGCGTCAACGCTGAAGCGGTGGTGAGAGCGCGGCGCCATGCGTCCACAATGATTGAGAACGCGCTTGCCTTCTCAATCGAACAGCGCGTTCATACGGGTGTCGCAGCCAACTACCCCGAGGAGCATGCCATGACCGCCAAGACCACCCGCCAGACCACCGTCACCGATACCAATGGCCGCAGCCGCGGCGTGATGAGCATCCAGATCGAGTTCAGCAAGTCGGCGCCGAGCATCATCATCCACGACGGCAAGACTTTCTGTGCCACCGGCAAAGCGGGCGTCAACACGCGAACAGGCAGCGCGGTGGTCGAAGCAGCAAGCGACGACGACCGGGCACGCATCTGGATTGCACGCGACGCAACGTCCATTTGGGAAGACTGAAAGCATTGCCAAAATGATTGAGAAAGCACTTGGCTTGTGTTCGTGGTAGAGCAATCATGTCCCTGTCATCAACGCAAACGGGAGAAACACCATGACCACCAACGAGACCCTCCGCAAGCACAGCAACTTCAACAGCGACGACTACGCCTACCTCGCCGCCAAAGGCTGGACCGACGCCGAGATCCTTGAGCGTTGGGACGACGAAGCCAAAAGCGGAAAAGGCCCCTGCTTCTGGACGGGGCCCGCGCGCAGCAAACTGACCGCCGTTACGGGCCGCAAGTAGACAGCCAAACACAACCAGGAGAGACGCCATGACCACCGCCAACACCATCGCCAACCCGATCCCCGCCACCGAGAACGAAGACTGGGGCTTTTACGGCGGCATGCAGGACAACGCCGAAGTCGCATGGCTTTTGGCCATGACCGCAATCTCCAACGCCACCGGCGAGCCGCTCGAATCGGTCAGGCTCTTCCTCGACAGCCGCCACGGACGACACTTTTCTGATGACGTCCGCAACCAGATGCTGGTCGGCAAGCACGTCGAGCAGGCGATTCACGCCGCCATCACCCAATGGATGGGGTGGACGATCAACCGCCGGACCAGCAAAGACTCCGGCATCCCGCGGGGCCTGCCCTACCTGGCCGGGTTCGTGATTCACTGCGCGATCACCGAGGAAGCACTCTCGGCCTGACCGAACACCGCGTCAAACTCAACGCCATCCGACTCCCGGGTGGCGTTCTTGCCGGTGTAGTCCTGCCAGCGGCGAACGATGGTATCGACGTACTTCGGGTCCAGTTCCATCAACCTCGCGGAGCGGCCCGCCTTCTCGGCGGCGATCACTGTCGTTCCAGAACCGCCGAAGCAATCGAGTACCAAATCGCCCGGGCGGCTCGAATTGCGGATCGCGCGTTCGACCAGTTCGACCGGCTTCATTGTGTTATGAGACATGCCGATGCGCGTTTCAAACGTAGGGCTGCCCTCCACCGACAAGTTCCACACCAACCCTGAGTAGTTTATTTTCTCGGTGCTGCTTACGCTTCGCAGAGCGAAGCTGTACGATTTTTTTGACGTGGCACGGTCGGCAGCCCCATCCATACGGCGCTCCTCCTGCGCTGATATACCAGTGCTCTGGGGAAACAGGTTTGAGCGATCCGCAAGCGCTGCAGGGCTTCCACCAAACACCATCTCGGAGTTCACAACCGGAGTGAATCCGCTTGTGCTCAAGGTGGGTGACAAGTTGCAGGTTTGAAATGTGATTATTTTGCTTATTGTGGTCGACGTGATGGACGCAAAACCCGTCTGGGATGACACCAAAGTCTCGTTCCCACACGACGTCGTGTTCCATGCGTAGCCGATCACCGTACCATTTTCTGATATAGCCTTTGCTGGTGAGCATATCTCGTCTCCCTCAATGATTTGACAAGCCTCGATCCAGGCCAAACTGCCATCACGCAAAACGAGAAATGGGTGGTTGCCGGTGGCATCAACTGCGCGCTCCACGCCTGAAACAGTCAGTCGGAAAACAGGTTTTTCGATAGCGTGGGACGACACCAGTTCGACGGAGTGGAACTTCCCGTCCGCCGCAAGGACGCTGTCACCGGCAACCAACGATTCGATAATTCGCCAACCGTTGTCCGTCAACACCTCTGTGCCAGAGCACAGGCAAGGGTGCAGATCGTTCTTCACCGGTTTCTTGATCTGCCACACGTCGCCCTGGTCACGGTCGCCGCACCAGTGGCGCTTGCCGCCCTCGGGCCAGCCGTAGAGCATCGGCTCGTACTGGCGCTGGTAGTCGGCGCGACCCAGCGTGAAGGTGTTCTTCGCCCAGATGATGAACGTCGACCAGTGGCCACCGGCGGCGCGGAATGCGGACTGCAGCACGTCGAGTTCGCTGGAGGACATGGCGATGTAGACCGCGCCATCGCAGCGCGCCAGCGCCGGTCTGAGGGCCCCCACCAGGAAGTCGTAGAACCCCTCGCCCAGGTTGTCGTTGATGATCGCGCGATTCTTGCCGCGCAACTTGTCCTTGGCGCTGTTGGCGTAGTTCACGTTGTACGGCGGATCTTGCCAGACCATCGACACACGATCGGTGCCGAGCAGTGCCAGGTAGCTGTCCTCTTGCGTGGCATCCCCGCACAGCAGCCGGTGCTTGCCGAGTACCCACACATCACCCAACCGCGACACCGGCGTTTCCGGAACGTCCGGCACGGCGTCGTCGTCGGTCTGGCCTTCGGTGCTGCTCTCCTCGCCGGCCATGATTTCCAGTAGCTGGTCGGCATCGAAGCCGGTCAGTGCCAGATCGAAGTCGTCGAGCTTCAGTTCATCGAGCTCGAGGCGCAGCAGATCGTCATCCCATTCGGCCCAGGTCGCCGAGCGGTTGGCCAGCAGGCGAAAGGCCTTGATCTGTGTCGGCGTCAGGTCGTCCGCGAGAATCACCGGCACGGTCGCGAGGCCGAGCTTACGGGCCGCCTTCAGGCGCAGATGGCCGTCAACGAGACGGCCATCGGACTGCGCGACACAGGGAATCCGAAAACCGAACTCCTGGATCGCGGCAGCCATCTGGTCGACGGCATGGTCGTTCTTGCGCGGGTTGCGCGCGTACTCGATCAGCCGATCGATCGGCCACTGCTCAACGGTCAGCATCGTCGCTCTCCAGTCGCTCGCCGGCGACCTCGGCAAAGGTCTGGCCGGTCGCTACGAGCGTTACCGGCACGGCGGGGAAGTTCTGCTGAAAACGCTTGATCGCCACATCCACGTACTCGGGAGCAATCTCAACGGACCGTGAAATGCGGCCAGTACGCTGTGCGGCGAGCATCGTTGTGCCTGAACCGCAGAAGGGTTCGAAGACAATGTCGCCTGCGTCCGAGTACGCCTCGAGGATGAACTCGGGCAGGGCGATCGGGAAGACCGCGGGATGGTCGATGCCCTCGCCGATCTTGCCCTTGTGGCGCATCACCCGGATCACCGAGTCGGGGATCCGGTTGTCCTGCGTGGGTTGGCCCGCTGCCGTCCAGCCGCCGACCTCGCCATTCTTACCGCGCATCGCAGTAGAGGAGCCGTCTGCGCGCAGGTGCGATTCCTGACCGGCGTGCTTGCAGGGCACGATCTTGTTCGGCTTGCGGCTCTGCCGGTTGAAGTGGAAGACGAACTCGAAGCTCGGGGCGAAACGTCCGGCCCAGTCGCCGGGCATCCCCGGTCCCTGATCCCAGACATACCACGCGAACCGCCGCCAGCCTTGCGTCCGCATCCACGCCACCCAGCCGTCCCAGTACGGGATCACTTCGTTGTCGCGGTGGATCAGGCCGAGGTTGACCAGCACTTGGCCATCGTCGCTCATCGGGAGATCTGCGAACACGCCGCGCATCAGGCCGTCCCAATCGGTGATGCCGCCGCTGGTGTAGTCGCGCTGGTTGCCGTAGGGCGGCGATGTGAAGCAGACCCGCGCCCGATCGCCGGCCATCAGCGGCGTGATCACGGCAGAGTCAGCGGCGTCACCGCAGATCAGCCGGTGAGGGCCCAGAGCCCACACGTCGCCGGGACGCGAGACCGGATTGGCCGGGATCTCGGGAACGTTATCGGCGGCATCGGGCGGGTTGCCGTCGACCGGCGGCTCTGCGTCGGTGTGCTCGTCGGCCAGCAAGGCCTCGATCTCATCGGCGTCGAAACCCGTCAACGAGAGATCGAAGTCGGTCAGCTTCAGCTCTTCGAGTTCCAGCGCCAGCATCGCGTCGTCCCAGCCGGCATCGAGCGCCATGCGGTTGTCCGCGATGAGATAGGCGCGCTTCTGGGTTGGCGTGAGGTGGGCCAGTTCGATGACCGGCACATCGTCCAGGTTCAGCTTGCGCGCCGCGGCGAGCCGGCCGTGACCGGCGACGATACCGTTGTCGCCATCGACCAGGATCGGGTTGGTCCACCCGTACTCGACGATGCTGGCGGCGATCTTGGCCACCTGCTCGGCGGTGTGGGTACGCGGATTCCGGGCGCAGGGAATCAGCGCCTCGACCTTGCGGTACTCGACGTTGAGCATGGTGTTCGGGAGTTCCAGGAGGGTGCGGCGCTGAAAGCAAAAACCCGCCACAGGGGCGGGTCGATAGTGTTGCTGGCGGAAAGAACTTCTCGGGCTTGAGGGCAGCGTCGCTGCTCTCGCACCTTTCCCAACCATAGCCGTGACTGTAGGTCAAAACGGTCCGAGATGCGACACCCCTTCCGGGCCTTGGAACTCGAATTTCTCCGCAGGCTTACGCGCCAGCACGCTGATGTACTCTGAAACTATCCGAACTCCTCACGAAGCCACGGCCCTCGGTTCGTTGAGCCGATCGGCAACGATCTGGATGGCGCGTTGCCAGTGTCGTTGCGCTGTCCTGGTGCAGCAAGCGGCACGTATCGAGATGTCCCGCCAGCCGTAGCGCCTGGCCCGCATCCAGACGATATGACGCTGCTCGACTTCCAGCCACTGCACCCAGCGCATCGTCTCCAGCATCCGGTCGATGGCATCAGGGCTGGGCGGCAACGGACGGTAGTCACGGTTTTCCTCGGGATAGGCTTCCCATGTGTCTCGGGCAAAGGTTGGCCAGACGTTGAAGTAGCCCTGCACCCGAACGCGCGGCAGTCGCCGGCCCGTTTCGGCCGCCTCGGTGAATCGTGCCGCGACGTCTTCGAGGGTCCAGTTAGCCATGACGCCGACCTCCTGTGCCGTACAGTCGTTCGCCCAACCGCCGGACGAACTCTCGCTCGACGAAGTTCAGCCGATCGTCGGCGTCGGAGACGACCAGGATGCGCTGCTCGCGCCAGCCGGTTTCCTTGACCGCTTCGAGATTCGTGACGTCTGGCTGCAACCGCCCCAGCGGGCAGCGATAGCGTTGCGGAGGGATCTTCATGACGCCACCTCCTGACTCACTGCCCACGCGAGCAGGGCGAGCGCATCGGCTTCGTTGTCGTCCTGCGGATCGAGTCCCCGTGCCTTGGCGGCGGCGATCATCGCCTCCTTGCCGGCGTTGCCCTTGCCCGTCGCGTGTTTCTTGATGGTGCCGACGGGCACTCCCTGGTAGGGAATCTGGTGGTGTTCACACCACGCCGTCAGATGCGCCAGAAATCCGCCGTAAGCGTGCGCCGCATCGACACCGGCGTGACGACGCACCTCTTCGAAGTACACCGCATCGATGCCGTCGACCGAGTGCTTGATCTCGGTGAGCCAGCGCTTGAAGCGCAGGTAGCGCATGCCGCCGCCCTCGAAGCGTCCAGGTCGGAACGACTCCGAACCGCTGACGATGGATCCATCCCGACTGCGCAACGCCCAACCGGTCTGCGTACCCAGATCCAGGGCTAACAGACAGGTAGTGTTCTCCGGGTCGGGTACCCGCCAGCATGGGGCAGACGCCTCCCTACGTAACGGCGAGGGAACCTCTGTTCCCTCTCCTACGTAGTAGGAGGGAGAGATTTCTCCATCTGGAAATGCCCCGCAAAGCCAGTAAACACGGGCATTTCCGGCAGATGGAAAGATCGCAGCGTTTCCATCTGCCGGCTTTTCCATCTGGGTGTCAAGTGCTTGATTTTCCGAGAAATCCAGATGGCAAACAATTTCCATCTGAGGCAGATGGAAAACTCCGGGGTCCAGATGGCAAGCTTTTTTCCATCTGCCGTAGCACTCTGCTGGGGGGGTATTCATGTCGTCTCCTCGTCCTGGTACAGCCATACATTCGGGTTCTCGACCGGCAGCAATGCGCCGGTCTGTGGGCACTTGTAGTGGGTGGGCGAGATCGAGTGCTCAAGGATGTCGATCTCGCCGCTGTCCGGATCGGGCGGGCCGTTGGACTGCCTAAGCCGCATGTCTTCCACGCAGAGATAGCCGTACTTGCTGCGACTGGTCATCGCCAGTCCGTAGCGAGACCCCTCCCGAAAGAACTTGATGTAGCCCTGCGTCGCGAGCACCGAAACCCGATCGCGTATCGTTCGCTCGCCGCCAAGTCCGGCCTGGCCCTCAAAGCTTTCGCCGAACTGCTGGGCGGTGTAGCAGCGGCCGGCCAAAGCCTCGTCGTAGAGGACCTGCAAGATGACGTCGTGCTTGCGCCGCCGCTCTGCATCCAGCTTGGCGCCGTACTCGTGCAAGACCAGCCGCTCGCCGGCCGTCACTTCCCGCCAGTCGCCTTGAATCTTGTCGACGTGCTTGTTCGGGATGGCCGGTCCATTGCGCAACTCGAACAGCAGCTGGCGAGGGGTCCGGTTTTCGTCCGGGCGAAACAGCAGCATCCCGGTCGAGTAGTAGCCGCGCAGGCTGCTTGCGCCGGCCAGCGCCTGGAACGGGTCTTCCTCGAATTGTCGTTTGCCGAGCTTTTTGGTGTGGTGCACCAGCACGATCCCGGCCTCCGGATTGACCGCATCCCGGAGGCGTTCGACCCGCTGCGACAGGAAGAACAGCATGGCGGCGTTGTCGTTCTCGCCGGCGCCAGATTCGCCACCGTCGAAAACGTTGCGGATCGGATCGATGGCGATGATGTCCGGCGTTTCCGGGCTGAAGGCCTGCGCGATTGCCGGGACCACTTGGGCCAGGCCCGCATCGTCCAGGAGCAACCGCAACTGCGGGGTGGCGACGAAATTCACCCGCGCCTCGAGAATTCGGTGTGACGGCAGCTTGATCGCCTTCACCCGTTCGCGCAGGTAGTGATACTGCACCTCGGCCTGCAGGTAGAAGACGCGCAGCGGCCTCGCGGGCTCCAGGCCCAGGAAGGTTGCGCCAGCGGCCATGTGGGTGAGCCACGACAGCAGAAAATCGCTCTTGCCGACCTTGGGTGCGCCGCCAAACACCAACATGCCCGCCGGTGTCAGCACGCGAGGGGCGATCAGGTCCGGTGGCAGCGGCGAATCGTCATCGAGTAGCGCCCCCAGGCTGAAGGTCGGGAGCATCGGCGCCGCTGCCTTCATCACCCGCCGCTCGCCCTCTGCGATGAAGGCGGCGACATCGAAGCCTTCATCTGACGCGTCGGCCGCGTCCCATTTTTCGGGTTTGTCCGTTGGCGGCACGAGGATCGCCGCCGACCGGCAGCCGGCAGCGACGCACGCTCTCGCCGCGGCTTCGGCGTAATCCCACCCTGGCGCATCGCGATCGGGCCAGATCAGCACCGCCTTGCCGGCAAGCGGCGTCCAGTCGGTCTTGTCCACCGGCGCCTTGGCGCCATTCATCGCCGTGGTGGCGACGATGCCGTGGCGAATCAAGGCATCGGCACACTTCTCACCTTCGACCAGCACGACAGCTTCGGCCTGCGCGATGGCCGGCAGGTTATAGAGCGGCCGCGGGTCTGGCGCGCGACACATCCTCGCGCGCACGTCCCAGGGACGGAACTCCTTTCGCCCAAGGGACGGGTCGTAGCGGTACACGCAGGCGATCAGTTCGCCAGTGACGCTCAGGTAGTCCCACCTGGCGGTGTGTGGTCCGAGTTCGTCGAGAGGCGCTTCATGTCTCGCCGGCGCCGGATGGATCAGAGCTCGACCCAGCAGACCGGCGGCGGCCTCCATCACCGCGGGGAAGGCGGTACGCGTATCCAGTCCGTAGTGGAGGGCGATGATCTCGAACACATCGCCGCCTTCGCCCGTCGCGCGATCGGTCCAAAGACCGCCCTTCTCGCCCGTGAGCACGATCTCCAGGCTGTCGCCCGGATTGCCGTCGATATCGCCGACTACGAAGGTCCTGCCACGTACCTTGCCCGCAGGAAACAGCGCCATCAGCACCGCCGGCAGGCGCGCCAGCAGTTCGGCACGCACGTCCTCCCGTTGCGCGGCCAGGTCTGCTCGGCCGACGGTGGGCGCGTCATTGAAGTCAAGCATCGGCGACCTCCAACGCAGTCACCGCGACGCCCGGTTTGGCTCTACGGGTTCGGGGCACGCTCACCCAGTGCGCCTCTTCGCTGGCGAGGTAGCCCCCCTTGCCGGCGATCTCGCGAACGAAGTCCGGATGCAGGCCGACGAGACCAGTCCATTCATCGAGATGACGGCCGGCAATGAAACGCCGAGCACTGGCCCGTAGGTAGGATTCGCGATCGAGGCAATCGACGATCGCCCGGCCGATAACCGCCACTACAAGATCGGCCTCGGGGCACTGCACTGAGGTATGCCGGCGCAGCACTTTCTCGATGACTCGCTGCCCCACCAATGGGCTCGGCGGCGACCAACGCTTCAGCGCCGCGCTCATCGCCCACCTCCGGAGCCGGCGCAGCGCTCCTGCCAATTGCAGAACCGGCACTCGAAGTGGCTCGGATCAACAAAGCCACGAGGCAGGAGTTCGCCGGCCTCGGTCGCTTGGATCACCCGCACCGCGCGGTCCGACATGCGCTGTGCCAATCCACCGTCGAACGGCAGGAGTTCGAACCACAGTTCCTGCGTGTCCTTGTTGATCGCGGTGAACAGCGCCGGGTGGTCGGAGATGCCCGGAATCGACGACGCCATGTACGCCTGATAGGTCGCCACCTGCGCCGCGTAGACGGGCTTGGTGACCGCCACGCCGGACTTCACACAGGCCTTCCAGTTCCGGTCGTTCATCGTCTTGCACTCCCAGAGCATCGGGAACGAGAGGCCGAGTTCGGCTGGACCGTCACTGAAGATGCCGTCGACGTGCCCCTGGATCCGCCCACCGGCGACGGAGAAACCGAACTGGCCGCCATCCTTGCGGCGGGTGTGCAGTTCAAAGCCGGCCAGCCGCAACCAGCGTATGGCCAGATCCTCAAGAACATGTCCGACCTCGAAGATGCGCAGGGTTCGCCCCGAGAAACCTCGTCCGGGGTCGACCGAAGCGCCGGCGTACTCGAACTGCAATGCGCGCTCGCAACTCACCCCGAGGCGTGACGCCCCGAGGTAACGGCGGGGCGTCTGCTGGGATCGCTCGGCGTCGAGCGCCTGATCGATCACCTGCGTGAACCGCTCGTGGAGCTTCGGTTGATGATTGAAGTCGAGCATCACCGCAGCCCTCCCGACGAGGCGGGCTGACTGCTCAGTTTCCCCTCGAAGTACGCACGTTCTTGAGCGGCAGCCCGTTCGTGCTCAAGAAGCATGTGCGCCTGGTAGGCATCGACCACGACCTCGACCAGGCGCAGGACTTCCGCCTTGCCGTAGCCGGCCAGAGGCCGATCCATGCCGATGGAAGCGACGTAGTCGCCCAGGGGCGCCAGTGCCGCGCGCATCGCGGCCAATTCCGTTTCGGTCGGGTCAATCATTTGCCCCTCCGTCTTGTCCAGCAGGCGCGCAAAGGCGTCCTGGCAGCGCATCGAACAGAACTGCCAGCGATCGGCGTAGCGACGGGGATCGCTGCGTTTGAGTCGAGGGTTGAAGAGACCAAAACCTCGAGCTTCTCGGGAACAGATCGCGCATTTCAAGCCGCCTCCCGCGCATCGCCGTGTGCCTCGTTGTCCAGCACCAGGCGCCGGATTGTGACCTTGTTGAACTGGAACGAGAGCAGTGCCGAGGCCTGGTAGCGGGATAGACCGAAGTCCTGGCGATACTGCGGCGGCAGGTACTGCAGTTGTTTCTCGGTCGGCGACTCGCGCAGCCAGCGTCGGCTCTTGTGCGCCGAGTCCTGCGATTCGTTCTCGTTGAGCCAGTCGTCGGCGTGCGCCAGACATACGGTGCGATCGCCCACCGCGAGCAGCCTGGCGCGCAGATCCTTGCCACCGCCGACGGCGAACCACCGGCCGTTGAGGAAGAAGACGCCACCCCAGGCGCTAAAGCCCGTGGCCATCAGCGCGTCGTCACACCCGAAGAGGTCGCACCAGGAAAAGTTGGAACGTTTCAGGAGGTCGATCTCGCTCATCACGAATTCGGCCAGCGGCACGGCATCGTGATTGCGTTCCCAGACGTAGCCGCACAGGGGACATTCCATACATGCCAGCGGCACCTCGGCGTCACAGTCGGGACACTCCTTTGTCGGCGCTTCGCCCTGGTGCAGTTGGCCATCGAGATCGACCTCCTGCTCCAGCGAACCGTGCATCAGCGAGGCCGTGCCGAAGTCGAGGACGATGCAATCGGTCTTGACTACGCCGGGATATTCCTCGGGATCCACGGTGCGCAGTCCGCGGCCGACCATCTGAATGAGCGTGGATTTGTAGGAGCTCAGGCGCAGCAGCACGACGCAACTCGTCGGGGTGTAGTCGTAGCCCTCGGTGAGCACCGCGACATTCACCACGACCTGGGCAGTACCCGTCTCATAGTCGGCGAGCCGTGCCTTCCTCTCGGCGTCCGACAACTCGCCGTGGACCAGGACCGCGGAAACACCGGCCGCGACGAAGGCATCGGTAACGCACTCGGCGTGCGCGACCGTCGAGCAGAACACGATCGTCTTGCGCTCCGGAGCCTTGGCCTTCCAGTGGCCGATCACCGCCTGGGTGATCGGCGCTGTGTTGAGGATGGCGGCGACCTCGTCCATGTCGAAGTCGATCGCCGTGCGACGCACCCTGCCGAGGGCCTCCTGGGCACCGACGTCGATGACGAAAGTGCGCGGTGGTACCAGGTGACCACTGGCGATCATCTCGCCCAGGGTGATCTGGTCGGCGACGTTGGAGAACACCTCGCGCAGGCCTTTGCCGTCGCCGCGGTTCGGGGTAGCCGTCAGGCCGCAGATGCCGGCCTTCGGGTTCCTGGCCAGCACCCGATCGATCACCGCGCGGTAGCTCGGCGACGAAGCGTGGTGGGCCTCGTCGATCACCAGGAGATCGAGCACGGGTATCTGTTCGAGGTGCGAACCCCGAGACAGCGTCTGCACCATCGCAAAGGTGGCGTTGCCCGCCCACGACTTCTCGTGGGCGTCGAATACCGAGGTGGTGAGTCCCGGATTGACGCGGGTGAACTTGGCGCGGTTCTGGCCGGTCAGTTCGGTGCGGTGGGCGAGGACGCAGGCCTTGGCATCGGGTTCGGCGAGCAGGCTGCCGGCGACCGCCGATAACATGATCGTCTTGCCCGATCCGGTAGGTGCCACTGCGAGTGTATTGCCATGCTGGTCCAGCGCCGCGAGGGTGCGTTCGACGAGCAGGGTTTGACGGGGACGAAGCATCATGATCGTTGGCCTCCGTCACTCGGCCCAACTGGGGCGGCCCGTGACCGGGGCCCGTCCGCTGGCCTGGGCATAGGCGTTGGGGTTGCTGGCCGGCGGGGATGACGGACTGGCGGCTCCCATCAACAGGGCATAGTCCTTGTGATCAGGCGTCACGGCCGACTTGATGACGCTCTTGTCCTGACCGTTCTGATCTTTCTCCCAGTCCACCTTCCCCAGGAACTCGAGGCCATCGAGGTCGGCGAAGCCGGCGATGCGCCGGGCGTTCTGTGCCGCGGGGCTGTTGTCGCCCGGATGGATGCCGCGGGCCGAGTTGAGGACTGCCTTGATGAAGGTCCGGCCCATGTTCGCCCACTCGGGGCCTTTCGGGCTGAGCAGGCCGATCAGCGACCACATCTTGCGACGGGCGAACTCGCCCTCCGTGACGACGAATTCGCAGTTGAGATACACCGAGCCGGTCTTGTCGTTGCGCGTGGCGTAGCCGCCGGTCCAGCCCTGTGCGGGATCATCGAAGCCGCCCGGGCGGACGGTCATGCGCACGCGAACGAGGGTACCCTTCGGAATCGGGTCGAAGCTGGCTTGCTCGGAAGCCGAGTTGAAATCGAAATAGCTCATGATCAGGACTCCTGAGTCGGAAGTGAGAGGGGTGCGATGGGGCGAGCGAAGTCGAGGCGCTCGGTTGCGGGCTTCGCCGGGCCGGCGATCTTGGCCATCAGGCGGCCGAGATGAGGCTCCTCGATGGCATCGAGTCGTCCGGATCGGTCCTTGGCCGGGTAGCCCCAGGCGTTCAGCGTGTGGCAGACGAGCGCGCGGTAGCTGGTGCCGTCGTCGGCCTTCAGTTCAGCGAGAGTGATGACTTCGTCGACGATGCCGGGCAGTTCGAGGCCGGTCTTGGAACCGTCGATCTGCAGCGAGAAGACGCGGCGATTGAAGTCGTCGAGCTTCTCGTCGAGGATGCCGACGAACCAGACGTTCTTACCGCGCGTGTGCTGAAGGTGGGTGAGCCAGGCGATCATCTCCTGGCCCATCAGGCCATAGGCGCCGCGGCTGTCGGGCTTGCCGGTCTTCTCGGAGTAGGCTTGCGGCTGTCCTTTGCACCATTGCAGGCAGAGCCGCCCAGCAACGGTGATCGAGTCGACGAACACGGTGTCGTACTTGTCGAGCACTGCGGGATCGCCGAAGCGCGCACAGACCGCGTCGAAGTGCGCCTGGCTGTACGGCTGCTCCTCGCGCAAGGCCGGGTTCGGCCCGCCGATGTACACCGCGAAGTCGCGGCACTCCTGCCAGGTGCGCGGGCGGATGGTGTCTCCGGCCCAGCCCTCGACCGCCAGGTCGCCGGCCTCGAGGTCGAAGAACAGCGTCGCCGCCGGTTTGAGGGTCCACAGTTGCGACGTCTTGCCGATGCCGCTCTTGCCGACGAGGACGCCTTTGACCCCGCGCTTTTCTGCGAGGCGCTGATCGGCGCTGATGATGGGGAGGCTCATTCGGTTGCTCCTTTGAGCAGGGCGAGACGGAATCCCGGCTTGCCGGTTCTGAGGGTGCGTGCCGGGGCGAAGGCGCTCTTGAGCGACTCCGGCCACGCGTTGAATTTGGTTTCGGAGACGCGGTAGGTGACCTCGACGTATTGGGACGGGTCGTCACCACTGGCGGCGATACGGCGGGTGATGTCGGCCAGTTGCTTCTGGTCCCACTCGACTTTCTTCGGTAGGTCTGCGGTGATGCGCACCTGGTCGTCGTCGAAGTGCACGACGCCGCTGTCCTTGCTGGCGGCGAGGCGCAGCTGCCGGGCGCGGTGGACGTACTTCAACTCCACGGCCCGGTCGACGTGCTCGACGATGGTCTTGGCGGCTGCGAGCAGATCGGCGGCGTCGCTCTTGATCTGAAACAGCGCCTGGCTGGGCTGCTCGGCGAGTTGGCTGGCTGGGGTCGCCAGGAGGTGTTGGAGGGAGCCGGAACTCATGCGGCACCTCCAGCGGTGACACGCTCGCTGGTGCTACGGTGCAGACTGGCGGTTTCGAACGCTTCGACGTCCTCGACGCGGTACAGCACGCGCCCTTGAAGTTTCAGATAGACGGGGCCGATGCCCGCGGTTCGCCAGCGTTCGAGGGTGGCCTCGCTGACGTCCCATCGGTCCGCCAGTTGGCCTTGGTTGAGGTGTTTGACAGGCACGTTTTTCTCCTTTCTGGTGATTGCGAAAACGTTCCGTCATTTTTTGGGTCGAGGTGTACGGGCATCTAGCGTCGCCATGTACGGGCTGGTGTACGGGCGCGGCTGGATGGGGAAATTCGTGTCCCAGAAAGCAAAAAACCGCCCGAAGGCGGTTGTCCGTACTGCTTGTGGCGGGGTCAATCCAGTCGAAATCCGTACCGCCCCTTTTCAGGGTTGGCGATGTAGTCCTTCCATTCGCCATTGGCGCTGAACAGGCTCTGCATCCGCGTGCTCTTGCCGGTTTCCTTGTCCGGGTAGGCAGCAGCGAGAATCTCTCCGGCGTTCACCAGCCATCGGTCGTTGCACGCCTGCTGGTAAAGGTACTTGACCGCGGCAGCCTGGCGCTGGCCCTTGATGTGCCAGGGTCTGGTCTTGCTGCGGATCGTGAGCATGTTCGTGTACTCGTTGAAGTGCACCGGCAGCACGGGACGAAGCGTGCCGTCGGCCGGACTGGTCAGAATGCGATGAAGGAGGTCGACGTCCATGCGTGGTTCCGGGACGTAGTCGACGATCACGTCGTGCAGGGAAGCAAAACGGTAGCTTCGCGGCGGCCGCACGAAGTCCGGCGGCACCATGCCGGAGGACACGATGAGGCCCTGATCCGGCAGTGCCTGCTCGTGAAAATGGCGGAACAGCTCATCGATGCAGGACGCAAGGCTGCGCACAAACCAGACGTCGGTAAGGGCCGGTCCGATTCGGGCCTTGCCAACCTTCCAGAGATGGCCGTCCAGTAACGGCGACTCGATGCCCCGGCGAAGGGCTTGCGGCACGTCGAGCAGGTCGGCGATGACATGGAGGAGCATCGGCACGTGAACGGCGTAGACCGCCACCTCTGTCGCCGCGACGGATTTCCTGCGAAGCGTCTCCGGACACCGATAGCGGTAGCGCGTCGGATCTCTGTCCTCATGCAGTTCGACCGGCTCTCGCTCGTCACCGCAGGGCGCCGGATAGCACCCGGCGTAACCGACGCACTCCGTCCAGTCTGCTAGTTCCCGGGCGGACAGGGACGTGTTGTGGAAGACGTCCCATCCGGGCACGCCGCGCAGGCGTTGGCCTGCCGTATCGCTGATCGACTGGCTGGATCGCTCGAAGAGGTCGAGCAACTCAAGCAGCGACCGCGTCGACAGGGGCATTGGTAACATCGCCGATCTCCTTCACCAGATGCCACTTGGCGAGCAGGCGGTCGCACAATGCCCGGTCCTTCTCACGCTTGGTCTTGATGTTGCACTTGTTGTCCTCGCGCAAGATGATGGTGATCGTCCGTGCGCGTTCGTTGCCGACTTTTTTCAGGCGGATGGAGAGCTTGGCGTAGTGCAGGTGGTGATGGCGAAAGTCGAACGTGGGGCTGATCAGATCCCGCGCAGCGGCATGAATGTCGTCGGCATCCGTCGACCAGATCTTCACCAGCAGCGAGCGGTGCTTCAACGCGGCGTATCCGAGTTCGACCACCTTGACGAATGCCACGTTCTCCCCGGCCAGGTCGAAGTTTCGCGGCGCGGCGAGACTCTGATAGTCGTACTGCTTCAGCGGAATCTTCTCGCCGGAGATCGGTGATTGCAGCAAGGCATCTGCCACGATCCGGGCCAGCGTCTCGCGGCCATCGTTGTCCTTGGACAGCACTTCCAGATGACCCTGGGCAGGTTCGTAGGTGATGTGCGAAGAGATAGCCCTGATCACCTCTTGAGCGACGAGTTCGCTGTCATGGACGCAGTCGATGATCTCCGGCGGGCGGTTGTGGTGAATGCTGACCTGATACAGGGCGACGCCCTCGCCCGTCTGCGTGTCGGGACGCAGTCGCTTGAAAATCTGGACGGCCACCGCATCGACCGCGCAGCCCAGATGTTCGGCGACGGTCTGATGAAAAGCGACCCTCGAGGCCTCATCGTCCTTGATCGAGAGGCTCTTGGGGGCCATGAAACCGGAGTAGCACGACCGGCTTTGGCGGAAGACGTCGGCCTGGCGGGCATCCAGTGCCTCCTTGAAGACCTCGGGGTCATGGACGTATAGCCACAGAGCGCGCTCGTACTGGTTGCAGATCGCGGCGAAGGCCTCGCGATTTGCGTCGTCGAAGATGTCGTGGCGGAAACCCTCTATGACATCCTGCCCGGCGCCGTCCGACAGCACTACGATTCGTTCAGCCACCTCCTCGATCTGCTGCCGCACCGTTACCGTAAGAGCCGAGAGGCCCTCGTCCATCGCTGCGCGCTGTTCCCGCTTTGTCTGCTTGGCGTGCAAGTCCGGCATCGCCAGATCGAATTCGCTGGCCATGAATTCACTGAAGACCGCCGGCGGCAGGTGGCCGAGCAGTTTGGACAGGTTTTCTGCATCGTTCATCGAAATCTCCTATGGAGGACACGTTCAGTCGCTCAAATTGGTAATGGCGGGCTTCGGTTACCGACTTAGGCGGCGCCTAAGTCGGTAACCATTGAAAACCGCCCTGCCCAGTCGTTGGTGGTCGGTTTCTTTTCGGCAAACAGATCTCTCCCTGGCTTTCACCAGATTGTTTCCAGAGTATATCTGGAATTATTATTGTAAGTCTGGAAAGTATCTGGTAAAGTTCGCCCATGAATGATGACCTGACTTCAGCCTTGCAAGAAGCCGCGCGTTTGGCCACGGAGACCTCCGAGGCGTTGAAGCGTGGCGATATGGAGGTAGCAGCCCGCCTTCAGCGCGAGGCCGAAATGGCGTGGCAACAGGCACGGCGGCTTGGGCAGCGGCGTGCGAAGAGGCCGGCACTTAGCAAAGTGCCGAGCGTGCGCGAACGCGCTATCAGCGCTGTCATGGAACTGAATGTGCCCAGCTCCCCGAAGCTTATCGCCGCCTACAGCGAAGCCCGCGGAGGCGAACCTTTCGACCTGCGGGGCATTGCATCCATTCGTCGAGATGAGTTCCGCTCTTGGACCTCAGGAACTAGGCGTGAAACCTACTTGGTGCCCGCGCTTGAGGGACCTTGGCTGGTTGCTGGACGAGGGCGTTTTGCGTTGTCCCATTGGCCTCTTTGGCAGCGAATCGTCGGGCCTTTGAGCCCACGGGCCGATCACCTGAAGGTATGTCTTTACCTGGTCGATCAAGCGGAATCCGCGTGTCGCGAGACAGGGGCAGCGGTCCGCATGGGCAAATTGCTCGCCGAATACGCGCGCACCGTCCCCGGCGCCCTCGATAACGCGTGGGACTTTGGGTCTGGGGTAAACACGGTGCGGGTTCGTCAAGCAGTGATTGGTGAACTCCAACTGATCCAGGCGGAAGACGAAGACTGGCGAAAACGCGAAGCTGAGCGTGCGACGCGCAGCCTTGATGACGAACAGCAGATCTGGGGCGGGGCGATACCGCATGTTATTGCTTGAACTAAGGAACGGTGACGGGCAATCATGACTACACAAGACGAACTCGCCAAGGTGCGTGGCAAGGCACCGGAGAAGCGGCCGACAGTCCGCGCACTTGCAACTGCGACGGCACACAACGATTGCACCTTCGCTAGGCTGGCATTGGCCACCCGTACGAACCTAGACCAGTTGTGCGATGACACGTACTTCGCCGTCGACTTCGGTCAGGATCCCCAGGCGTTCCAGCGAGGCGAGATGTTCGAGCGGCGCGTCAAGGACAAAGACTACGCCGTGTTAATACAGTTGCTGCGCGAGAAGGCCGGCTTTGCTCTGACCGACGTCCGCATCCGGGACTTGCGCAGCGGCGCGATACCCAATGAAATCGGCCTTAAACACCGCGCCGCCGAAACCCGACAGCTGCTGAAGATGATCGCGCACAAGGCCATTAACGCCCCAAACATCATTGACGGAGCAGTCCTGACCTGCACGATCGCCGGCAGGACGGCATACTTCGAGGCTGACGGTCTTGCCGCCGCTTCCGATGGCAAGCTCCATGTGGCCGAGGTGAAGTCATTCCCGATAACCGACGGCCGTTGCGACAACGACAAGCTGGGCACCGCGTGCGAACAGGCCGCTTGGTACGTGTTGCTCTGCCGACGTGCGCTCATCGAACTCAAGCTGTCGCCAGACGCTGTGTCCGACGAGGGCTTCATTATTTTGCCGATGGGCGTCGGCCTGACTCCAACGCTGCTGATCCAGAACCTGGCGGCCCGGGTTCGGCGCGCCGATAGGCTGCTCGCATCGACGCCGACCGGCGACGACATGCTGATGGTTGCGAGCGGTCTGCAGTTTCCAGCCAGCAATGTCGATCCACAGGCGCGTCTCGACACGCTGGAGCAGATGATGGACAAAGTCGGCACTAACTATCGCCCCGATTGCCTACAGGACTGTGGCATGGGCCGCCTGTGCCGAGGTCGAGCGCAAACGACCGGCCTGGCAACGTTGTGCGGAAGCTCGGTCGTGCGTTTGCTTCCCGGTGTCAGGACCCTGCCTCGAGCGGCCGAACTGGCCGACGGCGCAAGTCCGGCTCCGACCGAGGTTCACGCGGCTGCTGCGCTTGTACGGGCCAACTCCGTCTTCAACCGTGTATTGATTGAGGGTGCACTGTGAGCTTCCAGGCTTTGTTGGCCGCGCGCGCACACACGGATGGGCGTGCGTTGCCCACCGCCATTCGAAGGCACCGAGCACTTTCCGACGATCCGCTGTGCATCGTCGCCTGGCAGCTCGGTGCGGAGGCCTACAGCGTGGGCGCCATCGCGATCGGGAGAAAATCGTCTGGGTTCAAGCTTTTTGTACCCGGCTATCCGCTGAACCGCGACCTGCTCTTCGCTGCGCTCGTTGGGTTTGCCAAGGAGTTTTGTCCCGCATTCGAGGACTTTGCCGGTGGCCCCTGCGAAGACATTCTCCACCATGGAGCAGAACTCGCGGTGCCTCTGGAATTACCGCAAATAGTTGTACCAAACGCCCAGACCATCGGCCTCCTTGGCCGGTTGGGTCGGCGCCTTGCGTACCTGCCTACGACTGGTCCGCACCCCGCCGATCCACTGCTGCCGTGTCTCGGTCGCCATCTGATGTGGATTGCTGACCACGCGCAGATGCCGGGCCAACAGCTGATTGTGTCTGCTACCGATCTGCTCACGACGCATTACGCAAGCGCAATGAGCGCGATCGAGATGCAATCGCTGCCGGCGATGGACGCCTGGATTGACCCTCCCGCCGGTATGCATGGGTTCAACGCCGCCGAACTCGCCGAGATCCATGCCGTGGGCCCGGTCCCTAGCCCCAGGGATGGGGAGTTGGTTCACTCACTGATGCATACGTTCAACGACCAACGCGCCGGAAGCACGGATCCGGGTGTGGTTGATAAACTCGTTTGGCCATTGCGGGCGCACTATCGTAGCATGGTCGATCAGACGTGGAATCTGATGTGGAAGGTAGTTGCCCGCGAAAAGCCAAAGCCCGAAGCGGCGTCCGTCGTGCGACGCGTGCGAGAGGATCGCATCGCTTTCGCCGCGCACCTCCAGTGGATGGCAGGTCCCGCTGAGGGCCGCCGTAAGACTCGGATGACCGCTCGCGGCGCTGCGATGCGCCTCCATGACCTTGAGCAGGCGCACGCGCGTCTCCTGGCCGAAGAGGCTATCGATGATCCATTGCGAATGGCGCCCCATCTGCTTGCCGGGAAGGCCCTTGCAGGTGTTGTCATCGATTGTGACAAGACGCATCGCGAGTTGATCAATAGCCGCAAATGTCTGCGGCCTCGCGTCATCGTGCGCACACAGGAACCGTGCTTGATGCTTCCGGGGGCCAAGGTTTGGTGGACTCAGATGCCGGACGGCAGGGAGTGGTTGCTGGGTAGCGTGATCGCCGCAAGCGGCGGGTCCGACGTAACGCTAATCCTGCAGACGAACCGCGTCTCAGACGTGTGTCTTCCGATCGTGGGCAGTCGGGCATGCTTTTCCCAGTTCAACACGCGCCCCGGCTACGAATTATTCTTACCTCAACAGGCGCCTTGGACTCACCTTGCGGCAGCGCCACCCTTTCCAGTCGACCTCGACTACAGCGAATTGGGAGAACAGGCGGCATGACGATGTTCAATCAGGCGGTTATCGATGCGGCCGATCAGATCGCCCAAGTGGCCCAGAACGACTTTTTCAGTATCACGGGCCAGGGTGCGGTGACACTGTCCGCTGTCGCAGGCGCTGGCAAGAGCTACTTCGTGACCGATACTGTCAAGAAGTGCCGGCCCCGCGGCATTCGCGTGGCCGTGGCTGCCCCCACCAACGAGCAGGTCTTCAGTCTGGTTTCTTCCATCGCCGTCAGCGACCCCGCGGAACTCGTTGCGTATGTTCCGGCACAGGGCGTTGAACTTCCGTCGTGGGCCCGGCGTCCGAACATCGTCTCGTTTACGCCGGCACATCTGGCATCGGCCCAGCCGGTGGTCGTTGGTACAATTCACAAGCTCGCGTCAGCAGTTAATCCTCGAAACAAGTCGACGCAGGCTCTCGGGCAATTCGACGCGCTAATCACCGACGAGAGCTACCAGGCGAATTCTGCTAGCTACTACGCCCTCGCCGGTATAGCGCCGCGGCACTTGTGTGTGGGGGATAGCGGTCAAATCCAGCCATTCACCACTGTTGAGGTCGGGCGACAATGGAAGGGACTTGCGGAGGACCCACTGCAGACGGCCGTGGACGTGCTTCTTTCGAATCATCCGACTACGCCAAGGCACCGCTTCCCAATCACACGACGGCTCGATGAGCGTGGTGCGTCTATTGCAAGACACTTCTATTCTGCCGATCACAAGTTCGGCGCTGCCGTAGCCGATGGCGTAAGAGTTATGAACCTCGGCCCGGCCACCGCCGCTGGACCTCTTGACAAGGCGCTCGACAAGAGCCTGGTTTTGGCTGCGCACACAGGATGGGCTTACCTAGAGCAGCCTGCGCTACAGACCTTGGTGGCCGACCCGGAAACAGCCCAGTTGATCGTCGATCTAATCGCACGGCTGCTGCACAGAACCTGCAATCTCGTGTGCGAACATCATTCCAAGGGCGCGCCGCTAATCGCCGAGCGCATCGCCGTGTCCGTATCCCACAATGATCAGAAGGCGATGGTCCGCGTGTTGCTTGATCACTGCGGCCTGACCAGAGTGGTTGTAAACACGGCCAACAAGCTACAAGGGCTCGAGTTCGACTTTGTCGTTTGCTGGCACCCCTTGGCATCGCTGGACGAGGCTGACGAGTTCCACCTTGAGGCCGGCCGCTTGTGCGTGATGTGTACCCGTCATCGCCACGCCTGCGTCGTCGTGGGCCGGCGTGGCGACAGGGAGTTGGTCGAGGGGCTGCCGCCGTCGACTCCGGCTTATCCAGGCGCGGGCACTAACGCTGATGACGTGTTGCGAGGATGGGAAGTGCACCGGGCGGTCTTCTCTACACTTACGAATTACCTAGTGCAGGTGCCGTAGTAAAACCAATGAAACAATCAGAATCCGGATTGCACACAATGTCCAATCCAGAACCACCATCCGTTGATCACCAATCGTGCCAGTTTCATTCGCTGAAGTGATCAAGACTGCCGCTCATTCTCGCCATCGTTGTGCTTAACTTTGCTGGCGTTAGGTTTGCGACGCAATCATTCTTCATGCCTAAATGTACAAGTGATTCGAGACGGCCACCAGATTGGCTGGACGCGATGGATCGCCACATGCGCGAAGTTCACACCGGCGGCAGCGATGGCTGAAACCGCCTTGCGAAGGTCGGCGAAAGAGAGATCTAAAAGGCTATCGAGAGCCCTGTTGAGCATGACCATGCGCCGTTCGCGCCAGACGGACAGCGTCCCGCACTAATCGAGAATCAAATGCCAGCTGATCCCGGTTTACGCACCAACCCGCAGCAGCCCGCTCGCCTCCAAAATTCCCTTATGGCATTTTTTATCCCGCGATCAGACAATTGCGGTTCGAGCGAATTGGACGAAGGGCGAGATAGCCAGTGCATGAAATTACCCACCTCTCCCCGGAGCACATGACAGCGGCGCAGCGTCGGTGCGAGATCGCCTCGTTGCTCGCCAATGGGCTGATCCGCCTGCGCAGCGCCGATGGCCCCGTGGCCCGAGAGAACGGGTTTGAGCTTGCCTTCTCCGGCCACCAGCGCGTTCATTCACACCCCGTCCACAAGGAATAATACGGAGTCATGATGAACACGTCACCTCGCATTCCCGCCACGCCGCCGTCGGTTCTGGCGCAGATCGCCCGCTTGCCCGCACTACCGATGCCAGAGATCAAGGCGCTTTGGCAGAAGCTGTTCGGCGCCGACACGCCCAACTACAATCGGCCCTTCCTGGAACGGCGCATCGCCTACCGGCTGCAGGAAGTCGAGTTTCGCAAGGTTGACGCCAGCCTGCTGGAGCGAAACCAGCGCCGGATCGCCGCCCTCCTGGAAACGGGCAAGGTAGGGAAGCGCGACCGCGATACCCGACCGGCAGTGGGCACCGTGCTGACGCGTGAATACCGCGACGTTGAATACTGTGTGGTCGCCACCGCCGACGGGCAGTACGAGTTCAACGGCCGGATGTACCCGAGCCTCTCGATGATCGCGCGCGAGATCACCGGAACACGATGGTCGGGACCGCTCTTCTTCGGACTCAAAGGCCCGGCCAAGCCGGAAGTGTCCACCAGGAAAGGACTACGGCGATGAGCGAAGCCCTTAAGCGGCGCGTGCGCTGCGCCGTCTACACACGCAAGTCCACCGACGAAGGGATGGACCAGGAGTACAACTCCATCGATGCACAGCGCGACGCCGGTCACGCCTACATCGCCAGCCAGCGCGCCGAGGGCTGGATTGCGGTGGCAGACGACTACGACGACCCCGCTTTCTCGGGTGGGAACATGGAGCGTCCAGCTCTCCGGCGCATGATCGCCGATATTGAGGCGGGCAAGATCGACGTGGTCGTGATCTACAAGATCGATCGCCTGACCCGCAGCCTGGCGGACTTCTCCAAGATGGTGGAAGTCTTCGAACGCTACGGTGTTTCCTTCGTCTCGGTGACCCAGCAGTTCAACACCACGACCTCGATGGGTCGCCTGATGCTCAACATCCTGCTGTCGTTCGCGCAGTTCGAGCGTGAGGTCACCGGCGAGCGGATCCGCGACAAGATCGCCGCCAGCAAGCGCAAGGGCATGTGGATGGGGGGCGTGCCGCCGCTGGGCTACAACGTCGAGAACCGGCGACTGGTCCCCAACGAACGCGAGGCGAAACTCATCCGGCACATCTTTCAGCGCTTCGTCGAACTCGGCTCCAGCACCTCGCTGTTCAACGAACTGAAGCTCGACGGCGTCACCTCGAAGGCCTGGACCACCCTGGACGGCAAGGTCCGTGAGGGGAAGCCGATCGACAAGGGGATGATCTACAAGTTGCTGCACAGCCGCACCTACCTCGGCGAACTGCGGCACAAGGGTGAGTGGTTTCCGGCGGTGCATCCGCCGATCATCGAACGCGAAGTGTGGGACAGCGTGCACGCCATCCTCGCCACCAATTGCCGGGTGCGCGGCAACGCCACGCGGGCGGTCGTTCCCTTCCTGCTCAAGGGCATCGTCTTCGGCCATGACGGGCGGGCCCTGTCGCCCTGGCACACGACGAAGAAGAGTAACGGCCGCCGCTACCGGTATTACATCCCGATGCGCGATACCAAGGAGCAAGCGAGGGCCTCTGGCTTGCCACGTTTGCCGGCGGCAGAACTGGAATCGGCAGTACTCGAACAGCTTCGAGGAATCCTGCGCGCGCCTGATTTGCTCGGCGATGTGCTGCGGCAAGCGACCAAGCTGGATCCGACCCTGGACGAGGCCACGGTCACCGTGGCCATGACGCGTTTGGATGTGATCTGGGACCAGTTGTTCCCAGCGGAGCAGGCGCGCATCGTCAGACTCCTGGTCGAGAAGGTGATCGTTTCACCTACTGATCTGGAAGTGCGCCTGCGCCCCAATGGCGTCGAACACCTGGTGCTGGACTTGCGCCCGGAGCCGGCCGAACGGCGGCAGGAGGCGCTGGCATGAACGGGATCCGTATCTGCAGGACCGGGGCGTCAGATGTCATCGCCGCCAGCGACGGCAGGTTGACCCTGTCGGTGCCGATACAAATCAAGCACCGCAGCGGGCGGAAACTGGTTACCTTGCCGAACGGTGAAGCCGCCCAGCCCAGGCCCTGGGATGTCGCCGCCACGCCGATGCAACTGGCACTGGCACGCGGCCATCACTGGTTGGCAATGCTCGAATCGGGCGAAGCCAAGTCCATCACCGAGCTCGCCGCCCGGGAGAAGATCGACAACAGCTACATGTGCCGAATGCTCAACCTGACCACGCTGGCGCCCGATATCATCGCGGCCATCCTGGATGAGTCCTTGCCGCATCAGGTTGGCGTGCATGATCTGGCGATCAGTCCGCCGGTGTTGTGGGAGGAGCAGCGCAAGCGAATTGGTGTGGTTGGCGAGAACTTGCAGGCGGAGTGATCGGCGGCGGCCTCCGAGCATGCAATGCAGGCGTGATGGCCGTACGCAACTCCATGCTGCCTGTCGGCCCGTCCAGCATGTGGCGAGCCTCGGCCTCTCGCATACCGAGCGCACGAGCAGGTACGACGACAGATCTGACCATGCCCCCGTTTTGTGGCCGAGGTTTGCCGCCCTTAAGTGCTCGCCTATGGCGTAAAGGTGAACCGGGTTGACGGTGTTGCCCCGAACAGATCAAGCAGGTATTCGCGATCCGCTTCCCGCCTCACCAGAAGGTGAACATCCGACTCCCAATCGCCGAGGATGGCGAAGTGCACCTTTTTAGGGTCTAGCGCTCCGAAGGCCTTGTTTAGAGCGTCTACACTTTGCTGAATGTGTGTCGCGATCCAGATGCCTTGTAGAAGCTCGTCCGGATTTTCGGGCCGAAACTTCTTGTCCAGGCTGCGGAAGAGCAACGCGGGATCGTGCTCCGGCTCTGGCATCTCTTTGCCGCCATCTTCCCGAGCCATTTGTTCGATGAAGTCCCTGCTACGGGTTTTCACATCAAGCAGCACCCGGCGACTATTCGTGTGAACCACCCAATCCACTGTGCTGTTTCCTGCACCGTACCCTGACACTTCAAATTCGGCGGGCACGCCAGTGGGCAGTTTGCTGCCTGGGATCATTTCGGTGAGCGTAACCGCGTGCCGCTCCGGCTCGTTCAATCGCGTGTAGTAGGCAGAGCGTGCTTGCTCGGAAAGGCGGTCGTTGGCCGTGATGATGGCGCGGTGCAGGTAGTCGACCGGGACCCACATATGAGCGCCCCAGACATATGTCCCTTCGATTTCGAATGGTACGCCGAACTCATAGCGCCACAGACCGGTCAAGTTGTCGAGGAACGCCCCTGAGTCGATCAGCGGGGAAGGAACCGAGGCGAAACATTCGTTCGCCTGCTCGGCCGACAAGCCCTGCTCCTTCGCACGTTGGAAGAGTTGGTCCTTCAGCGAGCACCGATCTCCGACAACGTGCGGGAAGATTTCATCGATCTTCATCTTCAT